TCTGTAAAACAATCTATCTCTACGAAAGTAGGTACTGGGATAGTCATAGGTTTACGAGTATATGGATCTAACATACATTCTATAGTAACATAACTCTTTTTATCTTCTTCTTTCTGTGTCATGTACTCGAATAGTTTATCTCCCCATTTATTAGCAGGGATATTAGATTTATCCATAACAGCCCATATAGGGTCTTCTCCTACTATAGGATGTTCTCCTAAGGATGGAAACTCTCTTGCAAATCTTTCCAAACGCTCTATAGAGATATTAACCTCTGTATCGTAAGTAAGAATATAAGTTTTAGTAGCTTCTGCTACTTTAGATGCTGCTGATAATATAATATAGTGTATTAATGTACTTTTAAAATTATTACCAGCGCCAGCTATACCAACCACTTGACCTAAACCACCATTATAAAGAGTTTCTCCTTTAGTTCCTAATACTAAAGAAGATGTAGGTATATCCATTAGACAACCAACTGGAATATATACTTTAGGTTTAGCTCTATTATTCATAGCGAAATTAAAAACTGCTGACATATTTTAGAACTCCTTGTCTTGATTTACTCAATAAGTTGAAATTAAACAATATATAAGTACATAGGGCGTTTCTTAACTGAAATTTTATACTATATAAGGAGTCTCTCGATGAAGAGCATATATAAAAATTATCGTTTATCTAAACAACTTATTCCGGATATGGAATATGCTGTTAATCAGTTGACTGCTAATCAAGAGGGCTTTGGTAGTTTCATTATGTCGGTATCTAACTTCTTTAAGAAGAAGATAGATTCTATAGCTGGAGTATTTGGTATTAATAGTAAGAATGATACTAAAGAGATTTCTAAAGAGACTTCTCAGCTCTATAAGGAGCTTAGTAAGTTTGATAATGGTATTAAGAAGATAGTTAAAGCTGATGATAATCTTTATAAATCATTAGGCGCTATATTATTACCTTGGATACCTGGTGTTAAACCAGATCTTTATAACCTAGTAGCTGGTTTAAAAGTTAATGTTGATGGTATAAAGACTAAAGCATTACCATACTTAGAAGAAGCTGATACTTTTATTAGTAAGCTGATAGGAGATGAAGACTATAGAACATCTATTATTCCTAATAAAGAACTAATAGAAAAACTTAAGAGCTATAGTAAAGAGACAACTAGTTATCTTACCGATATTATAGATGGTAGATTACTAGCTGATAGTAGAGAACTAAAAGATGTTATTCCTAACCTAGAGTCTATAGATACTATCCATGTAGCTTTGAAAGATATGATAGCAGCTAAAGATATAGAGAACGTACAAGTTATATTTAATGCTGCTGGTAATATAGCAACTAAAGCTAAAGAGCTATTTAACATGGTACAAAAGAACTCATTAACTATTAGTAAAGTAAGAGCTAATGAAATGGGTCCTGTACTACAAGAAGCTGCTACCATAGTTACTAACGTAGCTGCTATAGTAAGAATGCTAGATGCTTCTGTTAAAGTTCATAAAGCAATATTGATAAAACTAGATAGTATTATAAAATAAAAAATAGCATGTAGTATGACTCGTAAGAGTCATACTACATGTTTTATTATGCTAGAACACCGTAGAACGGTGATCTGCATGTAGGCGTCACTAGACGATTTGCTAATTTCAAATCTTCTAGCAAGGCAACTCTATTCTGAAGTTGTTCTCGTTTTAAAAGCTTCTCGCTTTGTTCTAAAACAACTTTAAACTTGTCATTCGCAGCCTTAACAGCTGGTCGTGCAAATTCAGGATAGTTTCCTAACATGTTTACTCCTTTCCGGAGTATTACAAGAGCAGTAACTGGATGTTGGTGCATCCAGTTACTGCTTCAATATTATATTACTCCTAAGATAGTAGAAGAGCCTATAAGGCTCTTCTATGTTTATAATATATAACTCAAAATTTTTTACTTTGATAATAACGTTAAGATAGAGTATAGACAGTTAATACTGTCTATACTCTATCCATTGCTAATTGTAACTCTTCGTTAAAGATAACTAACTCTTGACTACTTAAGTTAAGTTCTTGTAACATAAGATCTTGTATGTTATTAATATTTATCTCAAATGCTTTAGACTCTACAGTATCTAAAATATCTATCTTCTTAATAACTTCATTATCTGTTTTGAACTTAATATGTAAGTGACTATAAACATTAGCTACTTCTTTAAGTGTCTTAAGTAGTTTATTATCATTCTTTACTTCTATCCTAACATAAGAACCTTCTTTAAGTTTCTTAAGGTCTTTCTTCATGTTAGCTATGATTTCAGACTCTTCTTGTTCTACATATCGGAATGTCTTAAACGTTAATGCTCTATGATTCTCTAAGAACTTAAAGGACATAGTATTATCGTTATTAATAGTACATAATAAAGCACCTTTAGACTCTTCTTCTCCATGTGCTAACCTATCAAAACTACCGGGAGCTAAAATACGTTCATAGGCATTAGACGTATGTATATGACCTATAGTAATATAGTACTTAACTATGTCTAGGTAATTAGACTCGTTATGTACGAACTTCATACCATCTAAGATAGGCATTTGGAATCTAAAACATCCATGCATAATACCTATATCTACTTCAGCTAGTTGTTGCTCTTGTAGTAACTTAAGTACATCTTGATAAGTATCTTGGCTATCATGTTTCCATTCATCTGGTACATATAGAACTGAAATACCTAATGATTCTATTTTCTCTATAGAGAGAGTGTTGATGTATTTATAATCAGCATCTGGAGCTAGTTTCTTAGCTATCTCTGTAAAGCTAGCTATCTGATCATTATCATGGCTAGGAGTACCATAAAGTATCCTAAAGATAATATTATTATCTCTACACCATAATAAAGTATTAGATAACCAAGACATAATATTACGATACTCTATAGACCTACTACTAAGTAATCTATCGAATATATCTCCTGCTATGAATAAGATATCTAAGTTTTGTAACTCGTTATGATACTGTATAAAAAACTGATTTAAGTTACTGATGATGTTATCAGTTTTATTTTTAGGATGTCCTAAGTGAATATCAGATAGGACTAGATATTTTACTTTAGATTTTAACATGGTTATCTACTATCTTAACTACATATTGACTGTAAACTTCTTGGTTCTGATGTAATCTCTTTTCAGCTTCTAAAGTCATCTCTTTGATCCAGTTGATATAGTTATCAGCTACTAAGTTAATATTAGTATAATCTTGGTTAGCTAGTAGATATTGTAAGTACTTTGCTTTATCTTTTCTACTAGGAACTAAATGAATAATCTTAGTATCTTTATAAGAGTCTTCGTATAGACGAGTATGAAGACCTGGTACCCATTCTATAAGATTGATTCTACCTATATCTGCTAGTAGAGAAAATTGAATAGCTCTAACATAGCTATCGAAGTAGTTACGTACTAAGTACTCATCATTAGTATTTTTAACATATAGTTCTGGAAAGTCTGATGGTTTATAAGTCTTAACATAACCATCTTGATATTTATATCTGGTTATAGCTTGAAAGTTATCTATAAAGAGTTGTTTTAGGTCATCTGTTAATAATCCTGGATATGTTAAGAATACTACTTTAGAGTTCATCGAGTAGGAGATGTAGGTGTGCCTTAGTTCTTTTAGATGTTCTTCTTGTAAAGTTGCCATATGTTAATTCCTTATTTTATAGTAATGTAATCAAGGATCATCTGGTATAGCGTGAAATAATAATGATGTAAGGAATAGAATATGAGTGGAATATTGTTTTTAAAAGATTGGGAAAAGTATCCTAATGCTATAGTACATGCTACTACTAAGAATAAAAGTTTTATTAGGGTAGCACAGATCTACAAAGCTATGGGTATTAAAAACCATGCGTTCTTATTAGCATTACATAACCCTGACTTAGAGTTCGTAGATCCATTTCGCGATGATCTAACACAAGAACAAATAGAAGCTATCATAGCAGAGATAGCGGAGAACCCATGGTATTTCTTTAGGGAGATTATTAAAATACCAGCATCAGGTGCTGTTAATGGTGTGCACTTTATAGCTAATAGAGCTAACATAGCTTACCTATGGGGATGTTTTAACCACTTAACAGTTATGATCATTATGCCACGTCAAACTGGTAAATCCGTAGTTGCTGATAGTTGTAACGTCTATATTCTTATAGCTGGTGGTGTTAACATTAAGATGGTATTATTTACTAAGGATAACGGTCTACGTGTTGCGAACATAGAGAGAATAAAAACTATCTTCGAGTTACTACCTAGTTATGTTAATCCTAGAGATAAATCAGATAGTAATAACACAGAGAACATAACTATCAACGCATTAGAGAATAGATTAGATACTGCTGTTGGTCAAACTACATTAGCAGGCGCTATGAAAGTCGGTCGTGGTCTTACAGTTGCTATCTTACAAGTAGACGAGTTAGCGTTCATACCACATATCAAAGAGTCTTTAGAAACAGCTCTTGCTGCTACTGGTGCAGCACGTGAGAATGCTAAAGCTTCTGGTTCCCATTACTATAACACATACACAACTACTCCTGGGTATTTAAATACTGAAGAGGGTGCTTATGCTAAATCTATTTACGATAGTTGTTGTAGGTGGAATGAAAAACTATTAGATCTAGATAATAACGAAGAGTTAATATCTACTATTAAGAAAAACACTAGAAGAGGTAATGTGTCTATCCTGATAGAGTTTAACCATAGACAATTAGGTAAAACGGATGAATGGCTAAGAGAAAGAATATTAGAAGCTAATGCTACTGGAGATAGAGCTGAAGCTGACTTCTTGAATAAATGGTCACAAGGTAGTGCTAGTTCTCCGTTATCTAAAGAGAGTTTAGTTAAGATAAGAGCTTCTATAGTTAATAAATCTTACATAGAGATTTCTACAGAAGGCTATGTGTTAAATTGGTATGTGAGCGAGGATGAAGTTAAACAGTTTTTACCTAATAGACAAATAGTCTTAGGTATGGATAGTTCTGAAATGATAGGTAATGATAATACTACATTATGCGGTAGAGATGTTACTACTGGAGAAGTATTATGTACTGCATTGATCAACGAGACTAACGTTTTAACATTAAGTAACTTTATAGCTAACTTATTAGTTAAGTATAGAAATATGATATTCATGCCAGAGGCTAAATCTACTGGAGTAGCTATAATAGATACTGTAGCACAGATATTGATAAGTAAAGGATTAAATCCATTTACTAGGATTTATAATAAGATAGTAGATGAAAAGAATATTAAACCTGAGTATGATAAGTTATGGAGTAATATAAGTAAAGGATGGGGTCTGAATGAATACTATAACCAATACCGTAAAGAGTTTGGATATAGAACATCTTCAGCCGGTAAGAATAGTAGAGATAATCTATATGGTACTGTATTTAACGCTAGTATTAAATATACTGGGCATCTAATAAAAGATGAAGATATCGTAACAGAGTTAGAGTCTTTGATTATTAAAAATGGTAGAATAGACCATCCTACTAACGGTCATGATGATATGTGTTTTGTCGGAAATACTCTTATATTGACACCGAAGGGTAATGTACCTATAAGAGACATAAAACCAGGGGATGAAGTACTGACTCGTAATGGTTATAAAAAAGTATTAGCTACTATTTCCAGGGCAGCAGAAGTTATAACTAAATATGGTTTAACCGGAACACCTAATCACCCGTTTATAACTCCTAAAGGTATTGTTAACTTTGGAGATTTAACAGACGAAAGCGAGGTTTACATATGGAATTACAACGAGAGTTCAAAAAGCAAGGACCCTTTATCCTCAGGGACATTATTATCTATAAAGGCCAAAAATATTATAGAGACCCAAACTCATCCAGGCGACAACATAGAGTCTACTACTGGAAACACGATAAAAACAATTTACCACCTGTTTCATTACATAGACAGATTTATATCGACGAAGTTGGACCTATACCAGAAGGGCATCATATCCATCATAAAGACGAAAATACGCTTAATAATGAAGTGGATAATCTCGAATGTCTTTCGCAAGAAGAACATAGAAAAAGACATCCTTTTTCAGAAGATGTTATGCTCGCAAACGCAGAACGAGCCAGAAAAGATAAAGGTAAATATCTACAGGAATGAAGAGAAAAATACCCAGAAGAAGCTAAAAAACAGCAAATTAAAAATGGTAAAACTTCTAAAGGGTTGGAAAATTGGAGAAAAACCACTCCAAAGGAAATACAACATGAGTATCAGGTTAAAGCAGGTAAAGCAAGTGGTAAAAAAGCAGCTATACGAAAAGAAAAACAGGCATTTGGAATTAGTGTATAATTTAACGGTAGATGATACACATGAGTATTTTGCAAATAATGTTTTAGTTCATAATTGCATAGCTTATCTATTACCGTATTATACATTAACACAGGGCAATAATCTTGAATGTTATGGTATAGATACCACTAAAGTTCTATCTACTGTTAAGCTAGGTGTAACAGAAGAGAATGGTGGTCCTATAGAAGAGTATCGTAAACGTAGACAACAACAGATTAAATCCACTATAGATGTCTACTTAGAAAGAATCAAGAGATGTGAAGATCCTTTCATAACACAGCAGTTAGTTAGTAAAGCTAAATCACTATATGAGTCATTAGACGAAGATACTATTGTAGCATTTAACTTACAAGAGTTACTATCTAAGATAAGTAATGATGCTAGGTTAAAAAGATTAGATAACGGTGGTAAACGTTATGCATTCTAAAAAGAATAATGAGTAGTAGATATCCTTAAGGATATCTACTACTGTTTTATATTTCTTATCTAGCTATGGTAAATACCAATACCTACAGCAATTACTAAAAACATTATAGCTATTCCTAACATTATTTTATCAAATAGTCCGAATACTGACATGTGTTTCTCCTTGCCTAAGAAATCACGGATAATTAAAATAAATAGATGGAAATTTTAAAAGAGATAAAACCATAGAAAGGAGAATAATGTATTGTTATTAGAAGTAGCTGATAGAAAACATCCACTACCTAACCCTGAAAGTAGAGGTGGGTTAAAAGGTAAAGAATGTAAGTTTGTTGTTCATGTACCAGCTAATGATATGCTAGGTACTAAGGATATGCATTATGTTAAAGAAGTTTATCATTACAACGATGGTAGTATGGTAAGGAACTTTAAACCTATAGTTAATTACCAAAGAGCATTTTGGGTAACACAAGAGCAATATCGTAAACATAAACAGAAAAAAGAAGTTGAGAATGTTAAGTATCTTAGGAAATACAACTGTACACAATCTGAATTACCTAGAGCTGTATCTAGTAGACTAGGTGGTCAATATGTAGGTTGTAGAACCATGAGAGAAGTAGCAAGATCTCCATATCTCTATGGGTGTGATGTTAAAGCATCTGACGAGATAAAGTATAGATATACACAAGAGTATCCTGGTATCAGTAGTCCTAATATAGTATGTGCATTAGATATTGAGACTAACACACTAACAGATGAAATCATATTGATATCCGTGTGTTTAGAAGATAGAATATACACTACGATATTAGAGTCATTTTTACCACATACGAATAACATAGTAGAGAAACTAGAGAAGTTAGCTAGAGCTAGTTTTCCAGATGAAAAGATAGCTAAAGAAACTGAGTTAGTTTATGATGTATGTAAAACAGAGAAAGAAGTTATAGAGAGAGCTTTCCTTAAAGCGCATGAATGGCAACCAGACTTTCTAGCTATATGGAACATAGCATTTGATATCCCAACAATAGAAGAGAGGTATGTTAATGTTCTAGGTGGTGAGATGAAAGATCTAATATCAGATCCTAGGATCAAACCTGAGTATAGATATTATAAATATAATAAAGGTGTATTTCAGAAAGTAACTGCATCTGGTAAAGTAAAACCTATAGCCCCACATGAACAATGGATAACTATTCAAGCACCATCTTCATTCTTTATGATAGATGCTATGCAAGCTTATAACTTTGTAAGATCTGGTCAGAAACAAAATCCAGGTGGTTATAGTCTTAATGCTATAATAGAAGCTAACCTAGGAGAGAAGTTTAAGAAACTTCATTTAGAGGATGAGAACACTAAGTATATGACAAGCTTAGAGTGGCACCAATACATGGTTAAGAATAAACCATTAGAGTATGTTATCTATAACCAATGGGATACAATGGCTATGATAGTATTAGATAACGAAATAAAGGATTTGAAAGTTAAGATAGGTGTGTTAGGTGGTTTAGCGGATTTTGCTATATTTAATAGCGGTCCTAAGAAGATAGTAACAAACATGTTCTTCTATAACCTAGAAAAAGGGTTAGTCATGGGTACTAAAGATCCTATGATAGAGGAAGATGAGAACCTGCAATCTCTTGAAAATTGGATCGACTCTGGTTATCAATTGTTTAGATTAAACTACTGTCCAATTAAAATTCCTTTAATTGCTGGAAAGCTTACTGAGCTAATCAGCAGCGAAGCCTCTTGATATAGAGGAACGTTCAGAGACTAGTAAGACTTATGTTAGAACACATAAGCATACCGTAAGGGAAATGGGGAATGCGTTAATAAAGTTAATGTAATGATATAGTCCTATCCTTATAGCGATATAAGAAAAATAAGAGTAATGTTAGACATAGACCAAATACATCCAGCAGAACTTAACTATATAGAAGGCAATGAGAGTCATAATATAGACCAAATGATTAAAGAGTACGTTTTCGATTCCGATGCGGTAAGCAGCTATCCAAGTTGCACCTTGGCAGCAAATCTATCTAAAGATACTACAGTTCGAGAGGTAATAGAAATAGAAAATATAGACTTCGATATAGTCAGGCTAAACAACATCAACTTAATGTTCGGTAAGGTTAATAATGTAGCGTATATGACAAATATTTGTAATTATCCTACGTTAGAACAATTAGAAAAATTAATAAGCTAGTAGAGAGAAGGTTAATACCTTCTCTCTACTACTTTAAAATTGCTTACTGATTAAGGCTATCTTGTAGCCAAAATCATTGGTAGCCAACCACTTAAGAACTTCTGTTCTTTCATAGTCGGTTACCTTTTTCCAGTTATGGTAGTAGTGCTCTAAATCTATAGAGCCATCTACCATTTTAATCTCTGGAAGTTTCTCAGGATCTAGTATATACCCACTTACGCATACTGTGCCATTTATTACAACATTTTCTGTTGGTATTTCTCCTTTATAAATCGACATGAACATTAAAGGATTATTATTAAATGCTCGTTCAACGTCTAAAGTTGCGACATTATTAACACGGTTAAATGCATACTCATGCTCTTCCGCGTTAAGTTCTAGGATTTCTATTCCCTTAGAGATCATTATATCATAGTGCCAAGAATTCATAGCTACGAGTCTACCGGTATTAAGATCTAATAGTGGCAGTGTATAATCGAACTTAAACCCTATGTAAGTATAGTCAACATCATTTGCTTCTTTAACGCGATAAACTGTATTTGAAATACGGTTATGAATAAAACGATCGTCATTTGGACTGCAAGGTGCACCTAGTGGTAGATTTACTATAAAGTAATTTCTTTTACCATAGAAAAACTTATAGATATACTCTTCTTTTAGATTGTAAACGCAAAGCCATTTTGCGTCTTGAGTTTCTTTACTTTCTAGAAACTCTTTAAAACTTATTTCCTTCTTCATTCTTAATCCTCTATAAGCTCGATCGTATCGAGTTCATTTGTTAGCAGGTATCTACCTGCTATAAGTGTGCATAGGGTAGATATTGCTCCAATAACTACCCATGTTATTGGTCCTAGTTGATTAGGACCTTTATTCTTTTCCATAACTTTCCTTTTCGACTTAAAAAATTAAACTTTGTTTAGAGACATTAGTCTCAACCTACAGTTATTATTACATAGGCTAATAAGCCCATAAGTGTGAGACCTGTGCATAATACACAGGTCATTATGTTATTTGTCAAGTTAGTCATTTACACTCCTTTCTGTCACTTGACATTTTAGATTCTTAGCGAATCAACTTTGTTATACCGTGGTAAACTAAAGCCATTGTGCCAAACATAACTCCTAGGATTGCTCCACCTATCACCGCGTCCTTTAGTGCCTCTTTTGTGGTTTGAGGCGTACCATTTTGATTACCAATATTTATATCCATGTTGTTCTCCTTGTTAAATGTTATTTTCTAAATGATTCTATTAACTCAGCCACAGCCTCTTCGACTACTGACTCACCTGCAAACTTCTTGTACAACGCATAGCCACCTACAGCTACCACTGCTGTAGCGGCTACATAGCCTAAGC